TTCTTTGTAGAGCGGCGCCACGTCCTCAGGCATCAGATCGCGCATGTCCTGCTCGGTCACTGGATGCCCGCACCACTTCTCCCACGTCGCCTTGGTGCAGCCAAGGTTAGTGATGCCCCCTGGGTCGTCCTTGTGGTGAACGAAACCCCCTTCGTGATGCAGCACTGCCGCCAGCGCGGCGCTCCAGTTCTCTTTCATTTCTTGCTCTCAATCGTATCTTGCTTGGCCTTGCTGCCCGCGCTGCTACCAAAGAAGAAGTTGAGGATGGTTGCGACCACGGTCGCCAAGATGAAGCCCAGCACCGTGTCGGCAAAGCGCACGTTGTCAGTCGGAATCTTTACCATCGTGATCAGAAAGATGTACCCGGCTGCGACGATGGACCAGAAGGTCGCCAGCACGTAAACGAACGACTTGCCGACGCCGTTGCCGTTGATAAGCGCCGCGATTTGCATCGCGCGGGCGTCTGCCGTGTTCTTGTTCGCCTGCTCGACCATGAACTCTTCATGCTGCATCGCGCGCTCGCGCAGGCGCGTGATGTCCTCGGCGTTCATGTCGGGCTTGAGTTCAACGCCCGTCTTTTCTTGAACGTAGTCAAGCCCCTTGTCCACGACCGCTTGCGCGACCTTGGGCAGGTTGTTCTGGATGAGAGTAGAGACGATACCTGCAATGATCGGGGCCATCAGCGCGCTACCTCCGCAAGGGCTATCATCAAGACAGCGATGAGCAAGACGATAATGCCAAAGATGTAGTTCATTTGGGCCACCTGTCGACGATGAACATGACGATGTGGAACAGAATGATCGCGCCCAAGCCCACCACAACGGCAACGAGCGCCGCGTCGGAGGTGTTCTTGATGAACTTCTTGCGTCGCCTGATTTGTTCGTAGACCATCTTCTCGCGCTGCTCTTTGATGCGCCGGCGCATCTGTACAAACTCGACGTAGCCGTCGCGGCCTAGATGCTGCAACGGCCCGTAATGGAACCAGTGGTACAGCGTCTTTTCCATCTCCTTGATCTTGACCTGGGCGGCGTAGGCGTCAAACGCCTCGACGGTCGCAGACTTTGAGAAGGTGAGCTTTTTGAACAGCGGGGGCTTGGTGTTCTGCTGCCCGTTCATCCACTCTTGCAGGTCGCTGACGGCGCCGGCCCATTTGCCAAGCTGGCCGAACACATCCTCGGCCTCACGCCCCAGCTCCACCGCCTTCTTCAGTCCGTTGAAGACGGCAGTCGCAGTCGCCAACAGACTGATTGGGTCCAGCATGTCACACCTTTAACACAAGCCCCAACAACAGCAGGATAATCGCGCCCGCCCCGCCGATCAAGATATGCTCCAGCCGCTTGATGCGCAGGATCGTCTCAGTCCATCGTTCCGCGCATACCGCTTCATGCGTGTTCAAGCGAGCCTCCACTTCGTTTGCTGATGCCATCGTTACCTCGCAAGGGCATTTTCAGGTGCGCTTTCTGGCGCTAAATTGTTAGTAGGGGTGATGGTGCTGCCAAGACCAACCATTGCTTTTGGCGTCGCGGCGCGGATTGCTGGCTTCCATGTGTCGGGGTCATTGATAGCCTTCAATACTTTTACCCGCTCTTGTGCCGGTAGCGTGTTGAGTAAGTCATCAAATGACTTGGCCGACAATGATGATTCGGCCATTTTTTCAACCGTCTTTTTACCTACTCGTGTGCCAAGTGTGTCAAGCACTCGATTAGCGCTCGTGACGAACACATTAAACACGTTGGGAATGCGATAGTTTGGCAGTTCATCTTTGATGAGCTCAGACGCGCGCTGACGCCCTGCGGTCACTTGTTGGCCGATCGACATTTCTGTTTCGAGCTGCCGGGCAACGTCGCGAACAGTAGAGATTTGCTCCGGGGTTAGCACTTCACTAAGCGCTTCAAACCGAGGCGCTCCGCGCCCGCCAGCGCGCTTAAGCATTGCTTGCTCGCCGCGCCCTAACACGTTCAAAAACGGGCCAATACGCTCGCCGCCGCCCGGCTTTTCAAGCACTGACACCATTTCTTTTAGCACCTGCGCTTGGTTAACGGGAGCCGACAGCGTTGAAAATGTCGTACGCGCTTGCCCATACTCCGGCACTTTTGACTCAAAAACTTTGATGTAGTCGTCTAGCAGCGTACGGGCGGCCAATTGCGCATCTCGACCAGCTTGCGTAGAAGGCGCGCCATATGCAATGTCGCCCAGCGCACGCTTGATGTAATGCAAAGACTCGCCAGTAATCTCGGCTGTCTGCGCCGGCACTTCACGAGTTACAGGCGTCCCAGCAGCAGTCAAGATGCCCGTCTCTACCTTTTGCGCAGGAGTCGTCTTGCCCATGATAAATGGGCGGCCTTCCATCTTAGCGATGTTGGCCGCTTGCGCAAGTGTGCCTTCAGGCATGCGCGCCAGCACTGCGGACAACTCCGCGTCGATAGGCACCACCGCGCGGTCTGCCGCTTCGTAAAGCGGCGCAGATGCAGCGCGGCGAGCGTTAATCGCTTCTTGCAGATCAGGCGTAATATTCTGAATCGTTGCCTTGCGTGCGCTTTCTTGCGCGGCTTCGATAGCGGCTCGCGTATCCACCGGTGCTTTGGTGCCTAGCGCCCCGCCACGTTCAATTGCCCGTGCCATCGTAGCTTGAGCGCTTGGAGCGACCACACCGCCGCGAGCAAGCGCCTGTTGCGCGGTGAGGCCTGCTGCTTCAGGTGCCTGTAACGCTGCTCGGGCTGCGGCTACTTCAGTAGGGCCGCCAAACGACTCTCGGGCTGTTTTAGCGGCGAGTTGATTGGGCAACTGCCGAATGTCCGCAAGTTTTCCCGCGCCCGTGGCAGCGCCAGACATCAAAAAGTTTGCAACAGGCGCGACAACTGGCGCAATAACACGGCCCCCGGCTTCAAGCGTAGCGCCTTCTGCAATGTCTTTTGTAGCGCGGGCGATGGCGTCCTGCGGCGTGAGTCGTGGCTCAAGACCCAAATACTGATCCGCAAGACGTAATACCTGTTTAGCGCCCGCATAGCCCGCGCCCGCGCCTGCCAACGTACCCAAGCCGGGAGTTGCGCCAACCGTACCGACAGCCGCCCCACCCAAGCCGCCCAACATCTCAAGCGTAGGGCCAGCCATCTGGCGCGTCGTGACGGCGGCTTTGTAGAGATTTGGGTACTCAGCAGCCCATGCGGGCGGTTCACCGCGAGGTTGAGTTTGTTGAACTTCTGGCGCTGCCGCCGGCGTCTGCTCTACTGTGGGAGCCGACTTCCATCCTTCAACCGCAGGTGCGTCACGCCAGCTCATTATGGCTTCCTTCGCAAAACACCATCAGGCCCAGTAAATAGTGCGCCGGACGGCAACTTATCATAGTCGGCATCCGACTTAACTTGCGCGGGTGCGTTGGAGTCTTCGCCGGCCTTACCGCGCGGCGCTGCGCTGCGCGCCCCGCCGGCCACTGATTCGGCAGAAGACACTCGTGATTGCGCGCGCTCGACGCCTTTTTTAATGATGCCTTGCACCTCACGAGCGGCGGTAATAAATTCTTTTTCGCTTTGCGCCAAAGACATCCGGTTGATGGCTTGCGTACCTTTTTTACCTTCAGTGTCCGTAATATGGCCGCCACCTTTAAGCGTCTCATAGGCTTGTAAAAAAGCTTCGCCGTTAAGTTGATCAAAGCGAGCTTGAAAATCGGCGGCCGGCGACCCTGGGACAAACCTAGCTCCGGGCAGCACGGTCGCGCCAACAGTCATCTCAAAGCCAGGGTGCGGCCGCGTAGCGGCTTGGATTACTTTGCCAGTCTTCGGGTCTTTAACCTCTTGTTTTCCAATCATGGCGTCAATGTTACCCAACATCATTTCGGCCGTTGCAATCACTTTTGGCAGTGTTTCAACTGCGGCTTGATCACTCTTGCCCGCTGCTGTACCGGCTGCGCGCGCTTGCTCTATCATGCGCTGATATTCGGGATCGGCTTGACGGCGCTGATTTTCTTCTGCTATTCGTACTCGGCGTTGATCAAGCTCATATCGTCTTTCATCTCGTTGCAAGCGTTCGCGCTCAAGGTCAATACGCTGTTGCTGTAAGTCTTGGCCGCGTTGCTCTTGCCCCGCACGCGCTTGCGTAGCTCGTGCAGTAAGCTCTCTCGCGCCGACTTCGCGCTCTTTAAGTTGATTCTTTACAAAGTCCATGACGGACATCGAGCCGTTTAGCACGTTCTCTACCACCGCCGGATCGTAGGCTTCTGGGATGTCTTGCTCGGTGCCGAACCCGCGCTGAATAGCCTGTTGGCGCGCCATGCTGTAAGAGAGCTGGTCTTTGACACCAACAAACAGCCGCCCCATTAGCTCAGCTTTTGTCTTGACAGCGTTTAGCCTAGCCACCTCTTCTTCACGCGCGGTCTTCTGGCGAGTGGCTTCTTGCTGGAGCACTTGACCGGCTTGCTGGAAAAAGCCGCCCTTCTGTAGCCTACCGGCGACGTCGGCTGCGGGAGCGTCTGGCGCAACGCCCGACAGGATCCCTTCAAGCTCTTGAGATCGACGCTGCTCGCGCATGGCGTTTTGCATCTGCATCTCGCCCATGCGCTGCTGCTGGAGCGCGTTCTGGATCTGCGTGGCTTGCGCTTGCATAGCCAGCGGATCGGGCAGCTCAAGACCTTTGACTTGCAGCGCGAGTCCGGGTTGGATTGGCATGATGTGTCCTTAACCTATAGCCGGAGCGTAAACAGACGACCGGATCTGGTTAGCCAGATTTTGACCGGCACTATACCGCGCAAATTGGTTGAGCGCGTTGGTAATGGCGTTGGCCGAGCCGATCCCACCGGCTGCTTGCGCCGCGCCGATGTCGGTTGTCAGGTTGCCTGCGGTTTGCCCAAACGCCCCCGCAGCAGCTCCTTGATTAGCCGCCGCAGCCTGGCCCAACGTCGTCAGGCCCGACAGCGGTTGCAGTCGGTTGGAGCGCTCTGTCTGGTAACGATTGAAAGCGTTGCCGTACTCTTGCGAGCCCATCTCTTGACCGTAGCGCTGCAAAGCCTTGCCGGTAGCGCCGGACAGTAGACCGCCTCTCGCGGCGCGACTGGCCTCGAGCGCCTTCATGCCTTCGCTCAACCGGAACGCATAGCCTGGGTCTTGCTGGAAGTCAGACATGCCAAACGGCCGCGCGAACTTGCCGTATTCAGACGCAGCGGTGTTGCCTGACAGCCCGAGCAAGTTGAGAAGCTGGTTCTGCGCCGTGATGCCGGCTGCGCGGTAGGGCTCTTGCAGCGCTTTCTGCTCGTTAAAGATGTCACGCGCAAGCTGACGCGCCTCGCGGGCCGATTGTGCTTGGGTTTCGGCGGCGTCTGTAGCCGCGCGAGAGCCGGTGATGGCGCTAAACAACGCGGACAGCGGTACGCCGTAATCTTTGGCAAACTTGGCAATATCACTAAGATTGAAGCCAGCACTTGTGATGGCCGCAGCGTCCGCGCCGCTAATAACGGAGCCCGTTACGGGGTCAAGGATGTCGCCCGCGCCGCCGTAACCTGAGATAGTTCCTGCGCCCGCGCCGGTTGCGGTGCCAGCACCAGCACCAGCACCAGCACCAGCACCAGCACCAGCCCCAGCACCAGCGGCGGCAGCGCCTAGCCCGGTAGCGGCATCAGCGCCGGTGAGCACTCCGCCGGTTGCAGTGTTCAGCACATCGCCTGCGCCGCCGTAGCCTGCAAGGGTGCCGGTAGCCAGTGCGTTCGAGCCCGTGCTGACGCCCCCAAGACCTGCGTCAAGGGCCGCAAGTTCTGCTGCCGTTAGCGCGTTTGTGCCAACAGCAGCAGGCGCAAGCGCGTTAGACGCCCCCAACAATCCTGCGCTGGCGTCCGCAGCGGCAAGCTCTGCCGCAGTTAAGGGAGTCGCAGCGCCCATCGTCGCCAGTGGCGAAGTGGCGACCGGCGTGGCGACGGCGGTTGGTGCCGCAGACGCCAGCGCTGCTGCGGCCTCCATGTTGCCGGCAGCCGCCAGCGCCTCAGCGCCTGACGCTGCAATCATTTCGGCCGCTGCGGCCTCAGAGACAGTAGCGCCCGCCGCGTCGGTAAAGCCAAGCCCTGGCGCGTAGTACATGCCCAGCGCCGCTGCTGCAACCTTCACGACGTCGGGGTGCACGCCCAGCGTGTTGGCGATCGGGTCGACTACGGTGTCAACGACGTCGCTTACCGAGCCAAGAAAATCTTTGCCAAGATCGACAAGACCACCGCCAACATCAGAGATAAAACTAAAGAAGCTGCCGAACATAATGTTCTCCTAGCTGATCTCTCGACCGCTAACTCGTAAGCTCATAGACGCGGCAAGACTGCCAAGCGTTGAAATGGAGTCGCCCAAGTTCAGGATGTGCCCTGCAATCTCAGGAAACGTGTACGCCTCGCTAGGCTGCAATGACTTGTTCTGCACGACCAAGTTGCTGCTCTGCGCAGTCTGTCCCGCTGGCACGATGTTGACGCTGATCGTCCGCGCCGCAGCGCTGTAGTTGACCACGGTGAACTTGTCGATGATCGTAGCAGTGGTGGGCGCAGTGTACTGCGTTGTCTGTACCTGCTCAACTGCTTTGGACTCGACCAGCGTCTTAGCGGTAATGGGCATGTCAGTCCTCAGCGGGCAACGGTTGGTTGCCTTCGGCTAGCCACGCCAAATACATGCGGTAGTCGCCGTTACCAAGGTCTACGGGAATCCATGCGCCGTCAGTTACCCGATAAATTACTTCTGGACGTTGGGTCAGTTGGTACATGACTATAGTTCCGCGTTAGCAAGCCAGTGGATAGAATACAAACCTCCTGCCGTAACCGCCGTACTTCCGGTGGCGATAAAACCAGAATCGCCAATGTTAGCTGTGGCCGCAGTAGGTGTTACGCCAGCAACGGTTTCCCAATTAGCAGACGCCGCATTAGGTGAGTACAGCGTCATTGTGGGGGCGCGGCGCTTAGTGACGGCAAACCGAACAGACGTTGAAAACGTTTGGTTTAACACTTGCCCTGTAGCCGCAGGCGCACCTAGCGTAGATGCTACGTTTTGCGCAGGTGCGGTTGCGTACGGGAACGATTTTTCGTAGTACCGCTGGCACAACGCCAATTCCAAATGAAACGGACGATGCTCGAACGGCGTGGCTACGCTACCAACTTCAACTTGAACGCCGGCTAACGCAAAAATATTGCCGATCGTACCTACAGCGTTGACCTGATCGATAGTAGATAAACCCCAATCCGTAGTCCAAACGCCTGGCGATCCAGTATGAAAGTTAGCGCCCGTACCAAGCGACCAGGCCAGCGTTAGCCCAGACCCACTTGTCCAGTCCCAATACACGCCAGTAGTGGGCAAACCGTCGATGACGGTAATGGTTTTGTATTCCCATGTGTTTGCGGCGTTGACCGCATACGTCGTCACATAGCTTTCGTCGGTGCTGGGCCAATTGCCATTGTACAGCGATAGGCAATACGTTCCGGTGACAGAGGACCGTACCCAAAACGAGATCGTAAATGTTTTATTAACCAGCGTGCGAGCTGCGTAGCCCTCTATGATGTGCGCCATCGAAAAACCATTGTTATTTGCAATTACAGCGTCTGCTGTTGTCACGGTTAAGCGTTGGCTGTAATACAAATTTGGCTCTGTTGCCGGAACATCTGTAGATTGAGTCACTGAAAACACTGCTGGCGTCGCTGCCCAATAGGTCCAGCGGTCTAACATTTTGGTGGAATTAAAAAACGTCGTTGTGCCAGTGCTAGTAGTTAGCGCGCTTGGTCCCCGCTGGTTAACAATCATCGACCCGTTGATAATCTTGTTGCGCAAACCTGCAAGCTGCCCGCCGTTGTACGACGTAGCAGACACGGTACCGCCGACAACATTTCCGGACAAATTGCCGCTTACGTCCCCAACTACGTTACCTGTTACCGTGCCCGTAATCGGGCCGCTGATAGTGACGCCGCTAATTGTGCCGCCAGTAATTGCAACTGCGTTGG